CTTGGCGATGACGACCTCTTCGACCTCGGCCATGATTGCCTCGACCGTGAAGGGCACCGTCTTGCCGTCGGCGTCCTCGAGGTTCCAGTCCAACAGGTATTCGGTGAGTAGATCGATTGCCTCTACCACTTTGATGCCTGCGCGCAGCTTCAGCGCCACCCCGACCGGAGTCGACTTCAGCTTGACGTAGGCGCCGGCCATGTTGCCCTCGAATTCGAGGACGTATGTCCGATCCAGGCGGAATCCCATCAGGCCGTTTCCCGCTTCTCGCTATAGAACATGGTCAGTTCAATGGTCGGGAGATCGCTTGTACCTCGGGTGATCCGGTACGCCAGAACCAGACTGTGATCAATTCCGTGCTCGGTAAGCCACGCCTTGACGACCTCATCGGTCGGGCTGAGCCCGAACTCGACATTGACCTTGGCGCTTCGATCCGCCATCTCGGTGCCCCTTCTATGGATATGTGGCTTAAGACCAGGTCGGAACGGTGCCGTCGGCCAGTGTCAGGGGCACCGTCCACGTCATGCCGCCGTCGTTGCCACGGGTGATGCCGTAGTCGGTGGCGATGCACTCGACGGCCAGTGTCTGGCCGGAGATGCCCAGGCTGACCGTGCGCAGTCCCGACGTCGAGGACACCGTCTTGAAGGTCGTGTGCGCCTGGCTGGCCTGATCGTCGAAACCCACGCCGTTCAGGGTCATCGAGAAGTCGGCCAGCAGGAGCAGGCGCTCGTAAGCGCTCTTGTCCACGCCCGTGATGTCCTGCACGCCGCGGGGCGTGGAGAACTGGAAGTTGCCGACGTCGGCGCGGATGTCCTTGGCCGATCCGGCCCCGTCGTCCACGCTCAGTGTCGTGATCGCCAGGCCACTCTCTTTGATCGCTGCCATGATCTAGCCTCTCTGTACCTTGGTGCGGATGGTGTCGAAGGTGTTGGCCTGGTCGTCGACCCAATCGGCCTCGCGCATCGGGACCGGTGCGAACGTGGTGGCCCGCCAGTCCCCGCCCCGCTTGACGTAGAGCGCGCCAATCGGCAGCGTGTGCGCCCGGAAGCACTGCTGGCCGGGCTTGAACCGGAACGTCACCTTGTCACCGTCCTGGGTGAAGGTGAACGCCCGGCCGGAGCGGAGACGGATGTAGTTGGCCTGACGCCGGCCGATGTCGGTGCCGACGTCCACCACCGTCCGCCAGCCGTTGGCCATCGCCTCGCACTGCACATCGCGGCAGGTGGCGGGCCGTGTCCGGGCGGTCGCCTCGTACGTCTGATAGGCCTGGACCGGGCCGAGCGGATCGGGGCGGAACAACGGGCGCATCATCATTGCCCTGCTATACTGCGGAAATAGCCCGATCGCGGTGCCGGAGAGGTCAAACGGTGAAAGAGCGGACCGGTCGGCGTTGCCGGCCGGGACCGCCCAGGGGTTCGAATCCCCTTCGCGGTCGGGCACATCAGTACGTCACCGCCGCTTCGTTTCTCACGAAGTTCAGGGTGAAGGTGCCGACCGTGAACGTTCCCGATGTGATCGCCCGGACGTAGCGCCGCACCGTCGAGCCGGCCGCGCCGGCCAGGCGCTGCGAGGTGATCCCGGTGGCCGCGGTGAAGGCACCCCCGGCGAGGTTGGCGAACGTCGAGTTGTCGGCCGAATCCTGCAAGGTCACCGTCACCGAAGTGCCGGTGACCGCGAAGACCTGAAGGTAGGCCTGCCAACCGAACAGGGTGCTGGTCGCGCCGTAGTCCAGGCTCGCCCCGTTGGTGGCAGCGGTGTCGGTGCGCTTGCCGACGGTCAGCGACTGTCCCCATTCCAGCGGGAGGGCGTTCGACTGCGAGGCGACGGCCAGTGTGAGGCTAGCGTCGGCCGCCCGGGTCGGGTCGTAGCCGATCTGCTTGGCCACCATGGACGCCATGGCCGAGCCGATCGCGGTTGGCTGATGGGCGTAGGTGACGATCCGGTCGGCGGTCGGCAGGGTGCTCAGCACGGCGTGCGCCTGACCGGCCTGGGTGTCGAAGTAGCTCACCCAGTTGATCTCCCCGGCGAGCAGGGTGCCCTTACGCGCGTGCCCGCCCTGGGTGATGTCCGTTTGGTCGATGACGGCCGGGCCGCCCCCGACGCGAGTCACGGCGTTGACGTCGCCGGACAGGTCATAGCCGTCCACCAGGAACAGATCCCCGATGCCAGAGGTCTTGGTCGCCGTCATGCCGTCACTCCCTGAGTCATCGCGTCGTTCAGCAGTACGGGGACGAAGATCTCGAACACGCGGAACATGGTGCCGGCGATCGAGATGTAGCCGGTCTCCATGCGCAACGCCTCCCCGTCCTCGCCAAGAACGGCTATCGAGCGCACGCCGACCAGTCCGCCGAGGGTCAGATCGGCGTTGATGGCGATCATCACGTCCCAGATGGCCGAGGCGACCAGAGCATCGATCGCGCCCTGCGGTTCCATGAGCATGTTCTGGTAGACGCGGATGGAGAATGTCGCGCGCAGGGAGGTCGCGGTCAGGCCGGACGCGGCCGGGACCAGGCCGGACATGAACACCGAGGCGTCGAAGCCGGACGGCGCGTTCTTCGGCTCGGCCGTGTTGACCTCATCAAAGTTGTTCGACGCCGAGCACAGCGACGCCAGATACTCGATGATCAGTCGGGGTGTGTCGCGGGAGAGGCTCATGCGTTCAACTCCGGCATCGTCCGCAGCACGATCGGCTTCGCCACTTCCATCGCCCCAGACCGGTCCATGTTGGCGAACGTCCTACGCCACATGGCGTAGCCCTTGAAACGGGTCGTCCGATTACGGGAGCCGGTGCCCTCCAGCCACGGCCCGTAGACGATCCCCGAGTCGGTGACCGCCTGGTGGCCGTCCCGGGAGACCACGTGAATGTGGGAACGCCACTTGCCCGGAACGTCGTGGGTCTTCTCGCGGTAGCGGAACATCGACTGGCCGAGGATCTGCACGCGACGGTGGATCTCGTCGGCCACCGACTTCTCGATGGTCGTGCACATCCGGGCAATGGAGGTGCGGGCGCGCCCGTCGAAGTAGGGGCCGCGATAGGTGATCGTGGCGCTCATCTACATCACCGCCCGGGTGCGGTTCTTCACGCCGTACGCCGTGTATGCGTCGGCTTCGATGTCGGCCACCCCGCGGCCGGGTGCGAGCCGGGCGTTGTCCGCCGAGCCAGAGTTACGCGAGTAGGAGGCCAGCGCCTGCTCGGTGTTGTTGATTGCATAAGCAAGGTTCAGTTCGGTGACCAGCGAGGGCGGCTTCAGCAGGGAGACGGCCGCGGCCGAGCTATGTGCTGCAGCCGTCGAGCCGAGCACCCCGCGCAGCACGCCGGCCGATCGCGGCGCGTACACCGTGGCACCCGTGGTGTGCGCTGCCAGCGCCGAGCCGTTGACCGCCCGGTCCACGGTCAGGTTGTTGCCGATCACCGTCTCGACGAACATCCGCTCGGAGTCGATGACGATCGCCTCGCCGGCTTCGAAGACGGTGCCGTCCGACACCGCGACCGTGCCCACGCTCTTGGAGGCGGTCAGGTCACCGGCCAGCGTGGCGCCCGTGGTCACGTACGTCTTGCCGGTGACGATCATCCGCTCGGTGCCCACCAGGATGAGCGAGCCGGCCCCGACCTGCGCCGAGAAATCCAGCTGGATCGTGGTTGCCGAACTGCTGACCGACGCGGCGAGCGTGGCCGCGGCGACCGTGGTGGTCGGATATCCCCAGTCTCCGGTGATGCCGATGGCGTTCTGCGGCGTGTCGTGCGACTGCCAGAACACGTCACCGGAGAAACGCGCCTCCAGCCAGCGGAACGGCGGTCCGCCGCGCGGCCGGAGCAGCACATCGGTGTCGATCACCATGGGTGTCCCGCCGGACAGGATCTCGGTGGGATCGCCGGCGAGGTCACGGTAAAGCCAGAGAAACTGGTCGTCCGGGTGGTCGAAGGAGACCGTCATTGTCTCCGGGTAGAACCGGCGATGCAGATAGCCCTCCACCTGACGCGCGCCCGCCATGACGGCGTTGTCCACCCGATCGTTCAGCCGCGGGTTATCGGCGATGTTCAGGGCCCGCTGCACCATCTCACGCGTGCAGTAGGCGACCTCGGTGATCGTCATCGTCACTGCTTTCTGGACGCGTCGCTCAGGTGAGGAAGGCTATGAAATTGTGGGGCCGGAGGGCGGGGGCACCCACACCCCCCGGCTGACACTGATCTTAGTCACGAATACCAGACCCATGGCCGACCACGTGCCCGCCAAACAGACAGTGCAGCACGCCGTTCGGTCCCGGATCTAGCGGCCAGCCGTGCTCCGGGCAGTCGATCGGGTTGACGATTCGCTCCTGATTGCGAGCGTGATCGGCCTGGGCCTCGAGCACGAGACCGCGCAGAGTCTCCGAGGAGCCGGCC